TTTTTCTTTATACCTCAAGCCCCAACGGCTGTCAATCGGCTTTCGCCAACGCTTCTTTTTTCGCAAACCAACGGTCGGACTTTTCTTTTGTGTTTACCGACCACAGCCAGACAAAACGTTCGGAAAATGCTGCCACCGCCGCCCCGTCATGGAAAAAAATACAGTTCTCACTGTTTTTGCTGGTGGCCGGCTCCGTCCAGTTATAACTTCCCGTCACCGCCGTTTCTCCGTCAAACACCGCAAATTTGTTATGCTCTATCTTATGTTTCGAGTGCACCCGGATATTGACGCCGGCCCGGTAAAGGTCCCGCACTTTCGAACTTCTGCCGGCCGCCTGCAAACGATCAGTCAGGATCCGCACTTTCACTCCGCGGCGGTCGGCCTCTTTCAAGGCTTTCACAATATCCGTATTGTTCAGCGAATAGACCGCAACGTCAATTTCCTGCCGGCTGCCGTTGATCATCTTAACAATGTTTTCCTCACAGGCATTTGAAGGCGAAAAATACACCTCAACGCTCTTGTTCGGCTGCCGGCTTGCCGCCAACGCCGCCCCGCAAAGAAAAATACAAATAAGAAATGACAGCTTTCGCATAACACAACCTTTCGATTGTATCTTTGCATAAATAATACTCTTAGTCAACAACAAAGGGCTGCATTTTTACAAATACAGCCCTTTTAAGTTGCAAACAATAATTATCCGGCAATCGCTTTGATCTGCTCAAGGATTCGCGCTCTCTCTGCTTCCACTGCTTTTTTCACCCGATTTTCAATCGAGAGCGCCAGCACATTCGCGCACCAGTCCTTCAGCTCTGCATCCGCCGTCGGCAACACCGGCGCCGCCGGACCGTCGGACGCGGTTTTCAGCACCTTCAGCACCCAGCGGCGAAACGCCGCCGCTTTCGGCGTCCGGGCAAACATCCCGATCAGCCAGGAACCTTCACAGTTGAATATCCGCACCCGTGTCCGCCCCTGCTTGATCAGGCAGCTCATTTCTTCGTCAAACTCTTCCTTGTGGGCATTGTATATTTTCGACAACCCGTTATTTTCTCGCACTTCCAACGCTCTCCCAATTTGGGAGAGTGTCATATAATCCTGCCCGTTGTGCCGGATCAGTTCAATCTTATGGTCATAAAACTGTACAATATTACTCATGGCAACCGCCCTCCAGCAGTTCGACCATTTCCTTCAATTTGGCCAGCACAAAACTCAAGGTACTTCTCAGCGCCTCGTTTTCAACTTCCAACTCTTTATTTGATTTTTCCATCTTTGTATCCTTTTCCAAAAGAATTTAGGTTGGGGAAGTTGGAAACATGTACAAAGTCATGCAGTACTTATTCAATATATTCGTACTCTTCCCCAATAATTAAAAACAAAAAACGCAATCTGTCGGGTGCGTTTCCGCTTTGCATACAACCTTTCCACGGGTTGGAGCTTCCGCTCGTTTATAATAATAAACAGAAATATATGAGGTTGTCAATCTGAATTAATATTCCTAATCCTCCTCAATTCATACTCCAACGCTTCCGGTAATTCCCTATATTCATCCTTTGCATCACCAACCGGAGCATTGACCGGTTCCAATACTATATCATCAGCCCATAACCAATCATCTTTGCCTTGCTTTTTTTCTTCAGCAACAGGAATATTGACCGGTTCCCACTCTCCCCACTCATCGTCGACTGGCTTTTTTTCTTCAGCGGCGGGGATATTGACCGGCTCCCATTCAATGCTGTCAAAATCAATTTTTTGTTCGGGCTGTTTTACCGGTATATCTTCCCATTCGCCGTCAGCATTGGCAATGTCATAGTTAGTCAATTTTCTGTTGGCAGCTTGCTTCTGGCTGGCTTGATACTGAACCCTTAATTCCTCTAATCTTCTTGTCTTTATTCCCTTATACACAGAAACAGCTATTCCTCCTACAATAGCTATAAAAAGAAGTGCATACACAAATTTTCTAATTCTCCGCCATAGTTTTAGCAACCACCCGAAACCCAATACCCATACGCCGCTCCAATATCCCCAAACAGGAAGCGTAAAGATCATGAAACGCAACATATCCTCGTTATCGCCCCACTCAATATCTGCGGCTAAGTAAATAAAAATGACATAGAACACGCTTAATAGTATAATAGCTCTTTGGCCTTTAGTTAGTTTCATCTTAAATTCCATAAAACATTTTAGCATTGTGCGGATTTATAGAGTTTTGTCGCGAAGAACATTTATACATCGTCGCATAAAGCCATCCATGATAATCATCATAACCTTCAAGAATAATCCCATCGGCTCCATGTTCCGCTGCTTTTTCTCGGGCTTTATTTAATGCACTCGAAAAACTCCACGATTCCCCTGTTTTAATATGTCCCATTTCTTCATACTGACAACTTGGCCGAGCCTTTCTTAAAACCGCTACATTTCCCGGATTTGTCGGACGATATGATTGTGTATATATTGTTGCTTCAGTACAACCACACAATCCCAAAACAATCAAAACATAAAAAATATTTCTCATATCACCACTCCTTAATATAATAAACCAATAATATACAACTAAAATTAATTATCAATAATTTTATTCATCCTCAAAATCGCGCAAAGCATACGGCGACCAGCCGAGCCACAACATGACTTCCTTGCCCGGCTCGCCGGCTTTGGCATAATCGCCGAAATTGTTGATAACATCCTGTACATATTTCAGCGGCAACCCCGTCAACTCACCCAAGGTTTTAACCGCTTTCAATACATCCTCCGCATCCAAATCCTCATCGGCAAATTTCAGCACCATATTTTGGAAATCTTCCAGACTCCCCCAAAAAGGCACCAAATCGCGCACCGACATTCTGGCGCGGCCGTTTATAGCGTTTTCAATCACTTTGCCGAGCAGGAAATAACCGTTCAAAGACCCAAGCGCCACCGCCTTCAACTGACTATCATCGTCCCAACGGAAACCATCGGCGACAAACTGAAAAAACATCGGTAGCAAAACATGATAGATAAACAGTGTTTTTGCAATCTGTTTTTTGCTCATCCGACCGCTGAACATGGCGTTGACTGCTTTAATTTCCTTGCGCAGATACTGGTTTGGCGCGCTTAAAAACATGGTAAAAGCCCGCCACATCGCATTGCTCTGCATATAGCTCTGCTGGCTCAGACGACCGGACTGTTGTGTCTCGTCCGTTACCCGTTCAAACGTTTCCAAGGCCTTTGCCTTGGCTTCTGCCTCACTCATCCCCGCTTTCAGGTTCTTTTTCAGTTCCGATTTATAAAGCGCCCAGCCGCCGCTGTAGATCGTAAAGCGATCGCCCAATTTAATATTTGCCATCAAAAAATCGTTCCATTTGAATTTCCCTCTGGCTTTTTTCATGTTCTTAAACATTTCCGATTGAGACATCACTTCAAAATCGCGAATAATATTAACGTCCCGGCTTTTCATCAGTGTCGTGTTGCCCAATATTTCCATCGCCTGTTTCGGATGAAGGAAGAAATCGGCCAGACCGGCGATAAAATCGGTTGTCGGTATATTTTCCCAATAGGCAGGAAACGACGTTATTTGCTTAATCGCCAGCGCCGGCTTCAACCCCAATACAGATTTGGCATAACGCGCCCGCACTTTGGCCAACGCATTCCAAACATCTTCTTTTTTGCCGTTGTTGGCAAAGTTTTCAATTTCATAACGGATACGCCTGTTCATTTTGGCACCAAAAACATTGTCAATAATTGCCTTGATCTTTTTGTCGCCGAAAACAGCGTTAATATCCTGCAAGGCATCGGCAAACCCCATATAATGGTTAAGATCCTGCACATATTTATGCAAAGCGGCAAACGCGCCCCGAAAATTGATGGTTGCGCTGCCGGCCTGAGCCACGCGTTGCTTGGCGCCTGAAAAGCTGGCGTAGGCTCTGGGCGTCCCGTCATCAACATTCACGCCGTTTCTGGTCATTGAGCGCGGCGAGTAAAATTTATTATGCGGCAGGCTGATGCCGAAATGCTCTTCGTAAAATTGGTTGAAGCGCTCATAATTTTCATTATAAAACTCAAACAAAGCCTTTGCCACCGCAATATCATCCTCTGTCAGTTCTTCGTTCACCCGCCGCAAAAATTCTTCATTATACTGGTTGATCGGATCTGCCGCCATAATTTCCCGCGTGTCCTCATCCTGCGCTTTCATGTAAATATCAATCAACTGGTCTTTACTGAACTCTTTGCGCATCAAAACAGGCTTAACCGGAAGTCCGCGCTTGCCGATATTCTCGTTGCCTACCCACTCAATCATTGTCTTCTTGTCCAGCTCTTTATCCATATAACGGCTGACGCTGATGGCTTTGTTAGCGCTTCCCTTTAATGCGTTCATCAGCTTTTCCGAAATACTGTCCCCATCGGCAACAATGCCGGCATACATCTTCTGCTCGGCGTTGAATATATCCATGCTCCGGCTGAGCTTGCTGTTGCCGCTGGTCGACTCCCTATCGTTTCGCGACAAAACATCCATCAGGCCGCCCCATGAAAGCTGTCCGCGCTCTGCTGCTTCAAGCGCTTTCCACGCCTTTTCTTTCCAGCTTCTTTTTTCATCCCGCCAGTTAATCCGACCGCTGCCGGTCAAGACATCCTCGGCTTCGGCAATCAGTCGTGCTTTTCTCTCCTTTCTGATCTCTCCCGTTACCATGGCGGACAAACGACCGGCATTGTAGCTGTCAGACAACCCTTCATAGACTTCCAAAAGCGCCCGGTCGCTTATTTTTCCGGTTGCCAACCCCAGCAGTTTGTTTTCAAAGATAAGCTTTTCAACGTCAATGTCGCCGCCTTCGCGCATAAATTCTTCAATCAGTTTGGCATTTTCCTGCTGCTGTTCTCTGGCTGCATCCTTATCCATTACTACTAGGTCGCGGAAGTGGTCAAAAGCATCGTTCAAATTTTTGTCCGGAAAACGTCCGACCAACTTGCCGTTTTGCGTCCGCGGCTTCGTCCAGTTCAACAGCCGCTCAATCCTTGAGCGCACCTTTTCCCGGTCAAAAACCAGATTTTCAAGTTGCCGCCGATAAAAATTATAATCATATTCGCTCAATTTCTCTTTGTTAATGTTTTGCGACGCGGCAAAATCTTTCAGCTTTTGCTTAAAATCCTTGGCTCCCACTTCGTTATTTTTCATCCTGTCAATCAGGCTTTGCGTTTCCGCCTTGCTGATTTTGCCTTCATGCAGCAGTTCCATCGCTTTGTTAATGTCCCAGTTGGAAATAAAACCGCGTTGCAGTCTGCTTTCCATATTAGCCGCGCTCTGCTGCATGGCAAAATCAATCTTTCCGCCGCCCAGCATATCGTCAAAGGTCTTGCGAATCTCATCATTTAGCTTAACATAGTCCAAGCGCTTAACTTCACTCCACAAATTACGCAGCCAGCTCTTAAAACGACGAAAAACTTTTTTCAAAAGTGCATTGGGTGAACGCCCTTCCAACAAATAGGCCTCAAACGAATCTGCAAAATACTCGTGTTGTTCCCTTGTCAAATTCCCGTCCTTTGAACCGACATAGCGATATATTGCCTGCAACTGTGCTGCCGTTTCCGGGTTATCGGCAAAACGCTGCATATCGTCCAAAAAGAAATGCCCCAACTCGTGAACGACGGTTGAGGCATCGGCAGTTTGAAAAAGTTTTATAATTGCTTCCCCGGTATCCGGTCGCCGGGTAAAACTCCCCCGCACCCCCTGTGGTCTGCTTTCCCCTGCCTGCCTCTGATAAAACTTCTGAATGACCTGCACATCATCAGGGTTAAAGATAACAAAACACCGTCCGTCTTGCTGTCCATCATAAGTTATGCCTTTAATGCCGTTTTGGCGTAAATATTCGCTTGCTTTTCTAGGGGAACCTAATTTATCGGCCAGATGATTATATACATATCTACCGTTTATCTCGTGCGATTCACCTGCATATGTAATGCTTCCCCTTGTTTTTATACCAAATTTCTCAGTTATTTTATCAAACACTTCTTTGACAAGTTCCGGTTGTTTTTCGTATCCGTTTTGCTCATCAAGCAAATACGGATTTTCCGGTATATCAACCTCATGTAATTGTCCCGTATCTACCAGTTTTTCTTCAAATTCTAACAAATCAACTTCATCAACAATAGCCAACGCTTCTTTTAATTTTGATAATTCTGAAGCACCACCGAATGCCTTACGATTTTTTTCTATGTTTTTGACTTTGTGTTCAAGCCATCGTTTAATTTCGTCATTAGTGGGAGCAAAATTGTTATAGATTGTATATAAAGGTGAAGAAAAATTGATCTCTTTTCCTTTATAATATACAGCAGTTCTCTCATCCGGTGCAAATTTTCTTCTATATCTCTCAGCAACATATTTATCCAAAGCATAATAAAGTCCCCAACCATGCACCTGTGCCCCTTCACCGGTGCCGATTGCCTCCAAACTCGGCCTGTCATAGTCAACCCGGCTGCCGGCATACGCTGTCTGATAATAAATATTATCGTCGGTCCGGCTGAAACTCCCGCGGTTGTACACGGATTTTATCTGATTAGGCTCAAAGACAACATATTCTTTTCCTTTTACAATAACGCCGTCATACCCTTTCTTCTTAGCATTATCAGATAGTTTTTTCCCAAGTTTGTTTTCCGCAATATAATGTTCCAGTGTTGTTGTTGCTAAAACTTTTTCGCCATTTCTCTCAATTTCTACGGGATTATCTATAAAACGCTGTGCCTCTTTGGTATATATCCCCAACTCTTTCAGCCGCTCGATTCCTATATTATGTATTTCTTCATAAGCAATATCGGACAAATCAAGAGGGTTATTGATTTTCAAATACACCGGCATTACAATTTTATTATAAGCGTAATATCGCGCAAGCCTTTCTATCGGTGTAAAATAAAAACCTCTACCGAAAAAACCTGTATCATTTTTGCCTTGTTTTTTTACATTAAAAACATCAAACTCCGCAACCGTCCCATGATACATCACCAGCGGCCGGCCGTTTTCATCCACTGCTTTGCTGTCGCCAAACCACCGCTTAAACTCTGGTGTATTAATATCAGCTTTGCCATCAACACCGTATGCTTTTTGAGGTAATTGATACAAAGTATCGTTGACATTATTGTCCAGAACTGATATAATATCAGACATACTCCGACTAGAGAGCAGTCCCTTTTGGGTAGTGGATGCCGTTTGCATCGCTCTAGCGGAGTTATTTTTTATCCAGTTGTCAATATTAGCATCCGTATCTTTAAAGGCCGTTGTAACAATATTGCGCCCGCTTTTCATATGCTCAAAAACAACGCCGTACTTTCCATTGGGAGTAGCCACTTTCATCAATACAGATTGTCCATCAAATCTTTTTTTGGAGGAAAGTGCCGCGCTTTCAATATTATCTATATTTGAAGCGACTTCTGTCCATTCTTTAGCTGTCAACGAGTGTTTTTTGTCGTGCAAAACCGTATCTCGAGGAATATCAAAATTAACCCCGCTGTTTGATAAATTGGCAAAATACCTTGCGCTTGTATCTTCTGGATTGTTAAAAATATCATTAACAAAGTTCTCTAAAGTATCAAGCTTACTTTTATACATTGCCTGTTCAAAGTTTCCGTTTCCTTCTCTTTCTGCCAGATAAACGGCGCTCCCCTGCTCTGTGTCTTCAATACGCAACTGCCAGCGCTCCAAAATATCCGCTGCCGATTTTCCTTCGTTGACTGCCAACGATACCGCTCGCGCCGCAATAATTCTGGCATCTGCATCCGCTTCCGCATTTGGACGTCCTGCCGCCGTCAGCTGCTCATAAAAGTTTTGATAAACTTCGTTATACTGGTTTCTGGCATCAATCATCGGCGCAACAATCTTAGCCCATTGGTCAATTTGTTCGTCCGTCACGCCAAAACGTTCTTTCATCACCTGCCGACTCACCTCTGAGATACTCCGGGCATCTATTCCTTCCGGCATCGTGTCCGGATCTTTTTCTTTGTTTAGGAGCTGGTCGAGGGTGTCAATTGCCGGCGCACCTTCTTGCAAAAATGTCTCTTGCAACAAATCTGCCGTTGTTTGTGCCGTCTGATCGTCAATGCCCGGGTTATAAGCTTTCACCTGGTCTTTTATCTGCCGGTTCCAGTTTCTCATACGATGGTTATAAAGCATAGTGCCGCCCGCGCCAAAGCCTGCACCGGTAATACCGCCGACAAAACCGGCAAACGCTCCGTCCGCCCAGATATCCGCCTGCGACTTATCCTGCCAGCCGATGGCATTTCGGTATTCGTCCCCCAGCACATTCTGCACGGTTTCCTCAAACGGTCCTTCGGTTAAAAAGCCTTTTGCTGCCGCTTTGAAAACCGATGACTGGCGGGCTACGTTTTTAACCGCTGTTTTAACCGGCGCCGCCACCGCTCGGTTGTTCAGGATTTTTTCAACCGATCCGACAAAGGCGTTTTTCAATACCTTGGAAGCCGGAGCCGTTCCCACTTTGGCAATCCCCATCATGATGAAGTCACCGGTTCCTTCCAACACGCCGTCAACGGCTCCCAAAATGTCCGAGTGCAGATCCGCTGTGTCAAAATCTTCTCCTTGTTCCAACGCTTCTTGGAAAGCCTCGCTTTTGGAAGAATCAAAATAGGCTTTGCTGATCATAGCCGAAGCCACATACGGATTTTTCGTCGCCAGAGTTATCGCCATAGAAGCAGCAATAGAAGTCGCACTGTTGCCGATCCCGTACATAACGTTTTGAAAATCTTTCTTCCCGCGCATTTCCTCAGGCATCAGCCCCAAACTGATTTTATTGATGGTTTCAACATTGTGCTGCCGCCATTTTTCATACAAAGCCACCGCTTTTTGGTTCAGCTCTTGCGCGTTTTTCTGCGCGGCATCAAACTCTTCGTCCGATACCGGACGATCGAACTCGCCGCCATACATCAGTGAAACCGGATTTTCCGCCATCTCCTGAGATATCCGGGGTTCTGCTCTTCCCTTTATTTCATCGGCAATATAAGCCGCCTCATCGGCTGCTCTTCCGGCTTCGACCACATCATCCGGCAAGAAAAGCTCTGCCAAGCCCAAACGCGGCATTGATGAAGAACCCTTGTTTTTCCCCTTCTCAGCTCTCTCTTTCCTCCGAAAATAATCAAATAACAAATCCGTTTCCCCTCTGGCAATACTTGCCCCAATATCCAGCACGCCTGCCGCAGCCGATTTCGGCGCCTGTTTGGCCTCACCGACGGCTTCTTTTGCTTTTCCTTTGACATAATCAAGCGCCAGCTGCCCGCCAAATAACAGAACTTTGCCCAGAAAATTATCCTTGCCTATCTTCTCTGCCTGCGTATGGATGGCAAAGCGGGTGTCGGTTTCATCCATCGTTGCCGGCACCGAATAAACTTTGTTGGTGTCCACATCCAGCGTCGTATAGCTGGGAATATTAACCGGCTCCCACTCACCCCACTCGTCAGACTGATTTTCGTCCGTGACTGCTACTGGTTCCCACTCACCCCACTCGTCAGACTGATTTTCGTTCGTTGCCCGCAAATTTCCATCTGTTATTTGGTTAAGAAGTTTATCCATTTTTTTGTCCTTTATAAGAATTATAAGCGTCTTCCGATATTTCTTTTTGAGAACCGTCGGCAAACATTGCCATAAATTTCGTGCCATTTTTGTTTGCTCGCACATTCACCGGTCGCTCATCGACCAGCTTTTCACCACGGCCTTTGTCTTCAGCACCGCTCAACACCCGCTGCAGCCCGTTCTCATTGCTCAAAATATTGGTCGGGTTAATCGCCGCCACATCCGCATTCTGATAAATCTGCTGTGCAAACAGCTTTTTTGTTTCCTCCAGCGCCTCAGCTGCGATAACTTCTTTTTGCCCGCTGGCGTTAATGCCCTTGTTGCTGGTGTCTTCAAGCCCGTGTTTCTTTGCCGCGGTAACCAGCGCCGCCCGGTAAATTGCACGTTGCATCACCCGGTACCTTGCATTTCTTGTATTTTGCGCACGTTTAACCGCCCGTTCTGCCACCGTTCCTTCTTTCTCATCGATTGAAATCTGCTTAAAGTTCTCATCCAGATAATTTTGGATTTTGTTATTAATATCATTGCTCTCATACCAACTTAAGCCCGCATCTCCTTCTTCCGCCATCAATGCCGCGTCAAACGCGTCATAATCCGCCGAAAGCTCTTCATCAAAAGCTGTCGCCTCGGCCTTAGGCAGAGCGCCCTCACTTTGCAGTTTTTTCAGCTTTTCGGCAAGTCTGGCATATCCTTCCCCTGTCGGGTTATGATCCAAAGCCGCTTTTTCATCCTGCAAGGTATTCATGTTTTCCATTTTCTCGCCTTCGGAAACTTTTTTCGGCTTAAAATCTGCTTCTTTCTTTTCCCGGGCGGTTCTCAACTTGCCGGCCTGTTCTTCAGTCAAAGCCCCGTTGCGTACCAACTCGTTAATTTCTTTTTCTCCCGGCAGTCCCTCGGCGTTTACCGCTTCGTCAATCTGATTGCGCAAATCAAGATAGGTATTGATTTGGTTTTCCTCTTTCAGTTCCTTAATTGTCTGCAATTCTCTGTCAATGGCCTTATCCAGTTTTTCTTTTTCCGCCTTCTGCTTTTCCTGTTCGGCTTTTTTCTCCTCTTCGGTCTTTTTAGCAATTTCATCTTGATACTTCCTCAAACCGTCGACTTTCTCCGTTGCCAGCGCCGGATACGGGGAATTTGCCAGTTCCTTGTCCACATCCACAACTTCGTTCCGGGACATTCTCAGTTTCAAACCAGCTTCCCACGCGGCCGTCGCGTTTTTTTCTTTCTCATCAATATCCTTTAACAGGGCGTCTCTCGTCGTCTTGTCAAAGTCTCCGCGGACAAAAGCCTGATTAACCGCATCCCGACCCTCGTCAACAAGCGACAAATTTGCCCGGTATTTAGCATCTTTGTCTTCCCCGTCTTTCGCCCACAGGCCAAGCTCTTTCCCCTGAGCAAGCAACTCCTTGTAATCTTCGTCATTCAGTGTTTTGTCTATATTGGCAAAAACAATCTCTTCTTTAGTTGCCGTCTTGTTTTTAATTTTTTCCTCAAGCTCTTTTAACACATCCGGGTCGCTCATTGCTTTGTCGGGTGACAGAATTTGTTCTCGTATTGTTTTTGCAACTTGAGGAGAGGCAGCATAGTTGTCATCTATAATTTTCAGTGCTTCTTCATTACTCATCAGGCCGCGGCTGACAAGATAATTAGCCCGCCACATTTCCGTATCAGCCTTCGTTTTAACCAGCTTTTTCTCCCTTTCTTCCGCCGCAATCCGGTCTTTTTCTTTGGCAAGCAACAGATTGTCGGCTTTTTGCAGATACTCCCTGCGTTCAATATCCGTCAGGTTGGGGAAACGTCCCGGATCGGACAACGCCTTTTTGGCAACTTCCGGGTTATTGTTCACCATCCCGTTGACAGAAAGTTTGGCAAAATTCTCCTTTGCCTTTTGCTTCTCGGTCGGCGTCAGATAAGTGTCGGCGTCAATCAGTTTGTCGGCGTCGGCGGAGAAAAAAGCCGCCTCATCTTCCGGAGCGGCGGCAATCTGGTCGGCATAGGCTTTCAACGTTTCGTTCAGGCTGATTCCTGCCAGCTCTTTTTCCTTGGCCCTGAACGCGTTTTGAACGTCCTGCTTGTTATAAGACAGAAAACCGCTGCCGAGGTTTTCCATCCACTCTTTGCCCCATTTCTGGCCGCGCATGTTTTCTTTCAGTTTTTTCTGAAAGTTTTCGACAATGCCCGGAATTTCTTCGATCGATTTTGCGGTCCTGATTGAGTTCAGCTCTTCGGTTTGCAAATTCGCCGCCTCAAGATTTAAGCGCTTCCATACCAGCTGCTTCTCCCGTTCAAAGTAATTGTTTCCCGCTTCCACCGCTCCGGCCACGCTGTTGACGACCTCATTGATGCCGCTGTCGCGCCAGGTCGGGCGTTTCTCTGTCACCAACTTGGTGCCGCTCAAGTAGTTTCTTTTAATCTCTCCAACCATCTCACCCTCCGAAAAGCCAGGAAAACTCTTTTTGTCCTTCCGTATCCACCGGCTGGCTGGCTCTGTATGCCGCCGCTACTCCGTTGGCCGCACCTGAAAGCAGACTCATGCGAAACGCGTTTTTCCCCTGTTTTTTGGCCTGCTTGGCATAAAAATTCATATCGCTTGCCTGCTGCATGTAGTTTCTGGCCGCCGTTTCCGTCTGATAACGGATGTTAAGCGCATTTTGTTCGGCGTTTGCGGCATTTTGCGCCAAAGCGCCGATTGCCGTCGCGCTGTCGGAAATTCCCATCTCACCCATCAAAGCTCTTGTCTCTGCCAGCTGCTGCCGGTTCTCGGCTCGCTGTATGTCTTCGTTACGCGCCCCTTCCAAACGCACCTGCCGGGCATTTCTTCGCAAAATGTCGGCGTTGGCGTTATAAGCCTCCGCCTGCGCTTTCCCCTGCCGATAAGCCTGATAACCGCCAATAACGGTTTGAGCCGCCGCCAAACCGCCCATCACTCCCGCACTCATTGAAATATCCTCGCAAACAGTTGATAATCCTTGCCGTTGAAAACTTTTCGCATGGTCCCCTCATATTCAAAACCAAGCAGCCCGGCCAAACGCCGCCCGGCACCAAAGCCGTCAAGCACCGTCATTTCCAGCCGCTCGGCCGAAAGTTCCCGGCTTCTTTGTTCAATCAGCCGGCGCATTGCCTTAACAAAAGAAAACATCTTCCGTCCGGCTGCCGCATTGATGACGGAAAACAAGGCAAACCGGCCGGGTGTAATCTCCTGATACCAAAACACCGCAACCGCCACCCCGCCCGTCTCAAACGTTTCGGCGGTTGAAGGAATTGCAAACTTTGCAGCTTCAGCTTCCTGCTCTTCTTGTACCGTGATTTGTTCCAAATCCCGTTTTTCAAATTTTCTTATCAAAACAACCTCCCGACCAAAAAAAGGAGAGCAATTGCTTGCTCTCCTCCCAAAATCTACTTCTTTATCAAGAAGAAAATTTTTATTTTACGGATGATAATAATAAACTTTATCATCATCTGTTTTCACCTCCGTTTCGCATAATGCGGAAAGGAGTAGAAAGCTTACTTGACTTTTTAATCAAATAAGGTTATCCTATACCCATAGGTTGGAGTTATAGGACGTTCAACTCCTTTCCTAGGTTTAGGAAATTGTCCGGTGTTCCCGCACCGGACTTTTCTTTTATATCTTAAAATACATCCCTTGTCAATTAACGCGAACTCTCCATGCTCGGCACGATTGCCTGGATCAGCATCGGATAAACGCTCTTGTTTTGAATAACGATATTAGCCCCGCGGTCTTTCAACAAAGAAGTACCGTCCGGCCACGGAATAACCACGTTGCCGGTAAACAGGCGCACCTCGCCCGCAATCAGCTCTTTGCCGTTGTGGTATAAAATTTCCTGCTGCCGGTCGTATGCCGGACCAGCCGTCCCGCCGCCGGAACGGTAAACCATCAGCGTCAGATGATCGATCCGCTGAACGGCGGCAAGCCCGGCGCCTCTGTCCGACTGAAGATATATCTTTTGCGGCTGCAACACCGAATTAACCGGCAATCCGACCACCACCCGCGCATCCGTTTCCTTAATCTCAATCGAACCGTCCTCGGCCACAATCTGATGAGGCCGCTCCAAACCGTTTGCCGAAATCGCCACTTCACAGCCTTTCAGATGATCAAGGCCGGAAAGCTTGGTCGTCACATCGCCGACCGGCCGGTTGTAAATCAACCCGCTGTCAACAAAAAAGCAGGAATCGCGAATATAATCCAACTCCGCTTTCTCTCTTTCAACCGGATCGCGGATATATTCAACGTCGTCAGGGTAATTCGACCGGGTGCCGCCGTCAATCCATTCCACATATCTTTTCATCACACTGCCGATTTTGCGCTTGGCAATCACCCATACGTCATCGCGGCGTTCGTCATTTGAAGGAATTACCGCCACCGCTTCGGCCGAACCGGAAAAATCATGTTGCGCCAAAGCCGCTACCTGCTGTTGGGCGTCGAAGGTAAAAGACACCAGACGGCCGTCGGCCATGGCCAGCCACAACAGCTTATCCGGCACGTCCTGCCAGTCCCAACTGACAATTCCCGACGACAACAGATGTTTACCCATAAGACTGGCATCCAGCGGATCATAACCGTCTCTTTCGTAGCTGTAAACCAGATCGCGGATCGAAGTGCCGAACCGGTCGACAAACAAAATATGCCCGTTGACCGCTATCGGCTGGATCGGTTTGCTGCCGATACCTGAAATCTGACGGATTGCCACATTGTCGGCCGAAAGCGCCTCACCGTTGGAAATGACGTCAATATAAAACTCTCCGCTTGACGTTCCGACAAACAGCACGTCGCCGCCCGCAATCCAGCGCCCCTGATTGTACTCTTTGGAGTTGACCGGCACCGTAACCGCGCATTCCGCCGTCACTTCGCCAAACTTCTGATCGGCAAAATTGTTGAAGTCGCCGGAACAAGATCCGCAGGCTTTCAAACCGTCATCAGCATCAATCAGCAGCCACAAACGGTTTTTGTAAAAACTCCCGGACATCGGATAATTACGGCCGGGATAGATCATGCCGAACTCAAAATGCGAGGTTACCAGCGCTTTCGGCATTTCAATGATCACTTTGGCCTTGACTTCGGTGGCCGACACATATTCGGTGATTTTGGCGGTACCATAACCGGCATGCAGATACTTCCACGTCACTTTCCCGTCGGAGCGGCTGCCTTCCGTATGGGACGGCGTCACATTACCAGTGGTCCCCTCGTTCAAAGCTTCATAATATTTGCCGTCCGACGTCCACACCGCCCCCTTGCTGACACTCTCCTCAACCTGCCACGCCGGCGTGTCGTCATTGACCAGCGTCAGCCGGATCAGGCGCCCGACGTCATCCTCGGCAAACAAATTCGCATCTGCCGTCAAAGTAACGGTTCCGGTCGTGCCGCTCACGGTAATCTTAATATCTTCGGTGTTAACGTGATTCCACGGGCCGTTCAAGAGTTCCCAGTCCTCAAGCCGCCAGTCGTCGTTGGCATAGCGCACCAGCTTTTTCATATATTTTTGGTGAAAAATATAAAGAACGTCGCCCATTTGCGTAAATTGCAGATTATAACACTCAAGTTCCGCGTTCCAAATGTCTTCAAGCGTATAAGGGCTTTCCAGCTCATAAGCCGCATCGTCTTTCAAAACCTGCCCGTGGTTGGCAAACAGGCGGATGTATTTGTCGCCGAACTCAAGCATAAAACCGGCGTTGCCGGCAAACTTAAACTTGATCAAATCGGCTCTTTTGCTTGTTTTCTCTGCCATCCTAAGCCTGCCCCAGATATACAATCTTTACATAACCGTTGGTACCGCCGGCACCGTTTTCGCCCAAATCTCCCGCCTTGCCGCCGGCGCCAAATCCGTTTTGCAGCAATGAGGCTGTCGATTCCTTTTTGCCGGCGGTTTTAATGGTGGAAGAAACGATTTTTAACGTACCGACTGCCAATTTGCCGCCGTCACCGCCGCCTTCGGCATAAGTTCCGGTACCGTGGCCGCCGCGGCCGCCCCACAGATCAATCAGGCTCTTTCCCTTAAAAGCCAGATAAGTCAGGCCGTTGACTTCCAGTGCGGAAGAGTAACCCCACCACTCGCCTCTGGTCGCGTTGCGCCCGCTGGCCCATCCGCCGCGGCCGCCTTCGCCGACTTTGATCGTGTATTCTCCGGCCTCCAGCCATACCTTGCCGGCAAACGCCGCACCGCTGCCACCATTGCCGCCGTACCATGCATGCGCACCGGCCGAACCGCCGGCACCACCGCCCGCACCACAGCCAGACAAATGATAATAGCCGCTGATTTTTACTTTCAGTTTATAGGTCCCCGGTTTGCTTTTCTCAAAGATGACTTCGTTTAAGGCATAACCGCTCTCATCCAAATCAATATATAAAATTGTCGACCGCTCAATCGTCTGGCTGCCGCTTTGGGCTTTGTAGCCGGGCTTGGACACGGTCCAGGTAACCAAATCGCCTTTTTGAACTTCAGTTTTGCTTTGTTCAATACCGTTGATGACGATTTTGGCCCCCGTTTCCGCGGTGCGGATTTCAAAACTCATTGCCAGCTTAACCGTGATTTCCGTGTCCGCGTTAACCTGAATACTGTCGGTTTTTGTATCAAAGCCGTCTTTCATCACCTCATAAGCCGCCGTCGCGCCGCGGGTAACCACCGCCGGATTTTGCCGCAAACTGTTGATGAAGACGTCCGCGTCTTCAGGGATTGTCTTAACCGTTAACGTCGCCCGGTAGAGCGTGGAAACCAGAGAAATGTTCAGCGTCGTGTCTTCTTCGACGATATAGCTGCCGCTCACCGGGAAATAGCCGTCGAGTTTGACGGAATAGCTCACTTTCTCGCCCGGCGCCACATAAAGCTCATCGGCAATTTCGTTGTTGATGTAAACAATCGCCTCAGAGGGCGTCGGCACAATCTTAAACAAAACCGCGTCCACTTCTTTGACCGGCGCCACAAAATGCGACCCGCCGCGGCGCTTCACCCCGCCTTCGACCTGCGGAATAAAGTTCAGCATTTTGGCCGCCGAATAATTGTATTTCGGCAAATCGATTCGCCCTTCCAGCCACGGACTGATCTCGCCGCCGTTGAATTGATTTAAGACCGGTTTTACCATTCTTCGTTTCTCCACGTGTCACGGATGGTTACCCAGCTGTTGTCCGGCATCGTTTCCATATCGCGGACAATCTCGTTGTTCATTTGCGCTTGGGTAATATATTTTTCAAACTCGGCCAGAAAAAGCTGCTTATAATCCGCCCCCTGCTTAATCCGCACGCTCATCTCGGCGGCAATCAGGGCAATCAGCGCTTCTTTGAATAACGGCGTGAAAAGCTTCGGATCCGAAACGTCGGCAATATAAGTGATATTGATATTGCCGGGCTGTTGGCAAAGCATCCGGTTGCCTTCGATCGAGTAACGAACGTCCGGAGCAACCACCGCGTCGCTCACGTTCGGCATTTTATAAAACTCGCCGAAATCTTTTAAGACCAGATAATCAGCCGGCAGGGCATAAGCATAAGCAAACAGCGTCGACCCCGTTTCCTCGTCCAGTTCGGCCAGACGCGCGCGTTTCAAGGCAAAACGCCAGTAATGCGAAGAAAGCAACATTTTGCGCTGATCCTCATAAACCAGCCCCATCAAATCTCCGTACGGGTTTTGCGAAAGCGACGTGATCGTCCCTTCGCCGATTTTGATCAAAGCGCGGTTGATTATCTCGATACTCATCTTTTCTTAAAAACTCTTAAAAAAAACAGAAGCCGGCAATCCGGCCCCTGTTTTGTTAACAAAAAAGCCCGACGGTTGCGTCAGGCCTCATTTTCGGGAAGTTTGTCGTTTTGGATTTTTTCCTCAAGCATTTTCTCTACTCGTCCCATCACGTTTTCGGTGATTTTGTCTTCCAGCTCGGCAAGAGCCGCCGCCTTCACCTGCTCAAGAACTTTGGCAATCTGCTTATCGGTAACAACCGTTTTGTTTTCGGTTGCCGTCAAACTCTCCTGTGCGTTTGCCTTGCGGAAAAGCTTCGGATTGAGTTTGTCCAAATCCTTTCCTTCAACAACCGCCCCGGCAGTAATAATCTTGCCGCCGTCAAGCGTTTCTTTCAAAGCTACGAATTTTGCCATCTCTCACCTCCTATCTGGCCAGATAACCGAGGGTTACGCAAATAGTGCCGCTTGCCGAACTGTTGCCGGCAACCTTGCCCTTCAGCCAGGTTTTAACATCGGGCGCCAAAGCAATCTGCGCAATCAAATCACCGGCGGCATAATCCCCCACCGTCAAATTCGCGCTTGTTTCCGTTGTCGAAAAACCGCCGTCTTTGACGTCATCGCCCAAAATCGTGACCGTAACCGAGCCGGCAACCTTGACCGCGCTTTCGGCAATCACGTTGACGACCAGTCCGCCGTTGGTACCGCCGCCGTTGACGGCCTCGCCGTCAACGCTGGTTTGAGAAATATCCGCAACCGCCAGATCCTCTCCCCACACCCGCAATTTATGTTTATACATTCTTTCTTCTCCTTTTAATCCAAAACCACCTGCGGTTCGTCGCCTGCCATAAACTGGTACGACGAAACCATCGGAATACCGCTCCACTTGCCGATCAGGAAGTTCACATTCTTTTCGTCATTAGTCATACGGATCATTTCCTTTTTGTAAGCCTCTCCCAGCCAGTTCAAAACCCGCGGATGCATCATTATACAAGTGTCACCTTCATCCGCCTGCACCTGCAACAAAGCTTCGTTGATCTGTCGGATCGTCGGCAGATTATCTTCGGAAATGTTGACGATTGTCGCACAGGTATAGGGATTCATCAACTGCACGCCGAAATAGCCTTTGACCTGCGTAGAATAACCGGCAACGCCGTTCTCGTCGTGGCAAAGCTGGCCGCCGTAAAGCGGCTGCACGTCAAGCATGGCCCCCTGCTTAAAACCTTCCGGCGAATACAAGCCGCAACACTCGCCGGGAACCTGCCGGACAAATACTATTGAATACAAACCTTCGGTTCCCCCTGCCGTCTGCACGTTTCCGTTGTCAATCGCATACCGGCGATAATTTGTATAAATAATGTGTTTTTCCGTCTGCATGCCGGCTTTGGCAAGAATGCTCGGCATCTGCTTGGCCAGGTATTTAGCCAACCCGCCGAAAGCTACCGCCTTGTCCTGCGGAACAAAAATCTCGCCGCCCATAATATTCAGATCAACCTGCTCCAAGGCAGAACGGGTCGACATTTTCGGCATCGGCGAGTTCATCGGCACAAAACCTGGACCGTTAATTTCGGTTTTCTTTTCCGCGACATTCCACAGCGGATGCGATGCCCGTTCAAACAGCATCCAATCCAAAATCGGTGTTCTTTTTAGCAGATAATTAATTTGCTTCGGCTGTTTTTTTGCATATTCATTCGACAACTCGCGCAAAGTTGCCGGCTCATCAATATTAGCCATTTCTCATTCCTTTCGCTTTTTCAAAAATTTCGGTTAAATAATCGACGGTCGACATTGCCTCGTCTTTCAAAGCCCCGCCGCCGCTCAGGCCTTTGGCCGTGTCTTCGCTCAAAGCGTTTCCGAGCTTCAAGCAAAGATCCATAAAGTTCCTGGTGCCGATTGCCGCTTCCATTGCACCGACCGCCTCTTCACCAAGACCAAGAACCGCTGCGCCCCGGCGCGCCAGTTCCTGATTTTTTACCAGCCCGTCGCCCTGTGCCTGCTGCCAGGCTTCCATCTCGGCTTTGGACCGTTCGTTCCACATTTTGGCCTGCTCTTCCTGCATGTCGTCCCAGGCCTTGACTAAACCGGCCGCCGCTTTCTGGCTCAGCCCGTTGTCAAAAAAAGCCTTTTGCATGGTGGCTGCAAAAGGCTTGTCCGCTTCGCGGAAACTGATTTCATACTTGTCCGGCGCTTCCGGACGGCCCAAACGGGAATAAAGTTCGTTCCATTCCTCCGGCTTGTCTTCTGCCGGAATATAAAACTTGTCGGCCGGCGCTGCGTTTTCCGCCCCGGCCTTATCAACCGCCGGTTCTGCAGTGTTGCTTTCCGCCGCCGGCTCATCCGGCAGCGTGTCAATATCTTCGCTCATTCCTTTTCCTTTCAAATTTGCGTTAAATCATTAAACAAATCGTCTTCTCTTTTGGCCTCGGTCATGGCCGCCAGGTTAAACACCTCGGTTTCATCAACCGCCAGCCTTGAGATCAGCAGGTCATAAACCCGGCGGCTGCCGGCCATATACGCCACCGCCGCCGCGTCAAAGCGTCCGTCCACGGAAAAAAGCAGCGACATTCCGCTCTCATTTAACCGCCGCCCTTTGGCACCGACCTCGTCCCTCAGCCATTCGAGAACAATTTTGGCATCCTCTTTCAATTTGCCGTCAGGATCAAAAAAAAGGCGCTTTAACGCCCGCACCTGCTTATACTTTGCCCATAAATCAATTATCATACACCAGCCTCCTTCAAATTCTTCATCGACTGCGACAGAACCGGCGCCGCCTGCAACAGCTGCTCGGCCTGCTGTTGTTGCGCCCTGGCCTCACCAAGCGCCTGAATTTGTTCCGGCGTCCGCAAAATCCGGCTCGGCACGCCTTTGTAGTTGGCTATAATGGTCAAGGCCTCGCCCATATCGATCCGGTCAAGCACCGTCGGATCCACCTGCGAGAGCGACATTGCGCTCTCCAACGTTTCAAACACGCCTTTAATCTCTCCCGCCTGCTGCATATGTACCAGCGGGCTTTCAAACTCAATCTGCAAACTGCCGTCCTCCATCAACTCGTCCGGCACTTCGTCCAAAAGCCCGTAGCTGCGGATAATGTCAATCTCCCGTTCACAATTGCCGACCATCCATTCGGAATTGATCCTCTCGCCCATCGGCGCCAGCAGCATTGCCTTTTCCTGTTCGCGCAAACGGGCTTCCTCTGCCGTCATCTCCTTGGTTTGTGCCAAAGACAAGAAAAGCGGCTGCAAAAAGGCGTTGTGGATTGATTCCCGCACCTGATTTTGCAACTCCAGTGTTATCGACAGATTGTTGCCGTATTGCATCGGCGCCAAAAGCGGCCGCCCCTGAATATCAATTGCACCGGGAATTAACGCGCCGGCGGTACCGGCTCTGGCAGCGTTGGCAATATTAGCGGCGCTTAAAATCGGCGGATCGCTCTGCAGTTCCCCGGTCCGAAGCACGGTTTTGCTCATTTTATTGATGGTTAAAATATCGAAAAAGGCCTGCAATGCCGGACTGTCGCCGTATGCCGACCCGGGGATCCCCAGATAGTGAGGCACCATATAAGGCTGTGTACGGTAGCCGCTCTCATAGATCAATTCTCCACCCTCGTCGTCCAGATTAATGTGATACGACACAAAAGGCATTCCCGAATAATCCTGCCGCAAAGGCTTCCGATCCTCACGCGGCTCCACCACATGCAACAGCCGGACATTGCTGTCCGGCTGCTTTTCAAATCGTTCCTTCATCTTTGCCGTCGCCCGGCTGCCAAATTCCTTAATCGCCTGCCTCAGCGACATTTCATATTCCCGATAAACCGTATCCACCCGGTTAAAACGGTTCACGTCACAATAGATTTCGGCCATCAAAATCGTGCGGTAAGAAATGCCGCGGCCGACGTTGTCTTCAACCAGCCACGGAGATTGTCCGTACAATCCCAGCTGCGTCAGCATCATATCCGCCTCGCTTGAAAAGCTGGATCCGGCGGCATAACGAAACTTAAACAGCAGATTGTTGACATATTCCAAGAAACGCCGAACGGCATCATTGTCGTCCAGCCCCGGCCTGCTGGCTTTGATCCGGTGATAACGCTGATTGCTCGGCACCAGAATTGACTTTAATGCCGCGGCAAAACGGGTAAGATCGGAACGGGCTGTCGTATCAAACACTTTTTGTACAAAGCGTCCCTTATCGTCTTTAATATAGATTCTGGAATTAATCGAACACAGTTCGGCCGCCTTGTCCCAGTACGGCTCCCAGAATTTGCGTTTGTCTTTCAGCGCCGACAGCCTTTTCAAGGCATATTTCACCCGTTCTTCCGTCATGCCTCAAGCTCCCAGCGTGGTTTTGGTCGTGGTTATGCCGCCGGTCGTCGTCTGTCCCGACAAAAACTGACTGGCCGCACCCTGACGGCGTCTCCGACGGCGTTCTTCTTCCTGCGTTTTGGCAGAATTGTCGATTACTTCGGGTTTTACCTCTTCCACCACCGTCGGCGCCACCTTCGGGCTGCCCCCAATAAGCGAACTCATCTCTTTCTCCTGAAATTTGAAAATTAAATATAAACGTTTCCGTCGACAAAACCGCCTGCTACATCGTCAACATAAACGTTGCCGTCCACAAACTCAGCCTGCGCCGTTTGCAGCGAAGACGGATAAAACGCTTCGGCAAACGTCAACGCCAGCGCGTCGCCCAAATCCGGCGAAAAGCCCAACCGCTTTTTGATTTTCTCCTTTTTCTCCAACATCAGCCGCCCGCGGTTGTCAAACTCCTTGTTAACTGCCGTCAGATCCTCCAGAATCCCCGGCATATCGGTAAGTGAAACACCGCTCTCGGTCTTCAGCCAGTCGTTCAAACGCCCCCACATCTCCGCCCGCCGGTTGGCATAACGCTCGGTGTCCTGCGCGTTTGATCCGAAGTTCACTTCCCGCACCACTTCCTGATAACCGCGGTCGATCAGCAAATCAATCACCCCGGCGCCGTTTTGTCCGGCATCAATATTAACCCGCACCGGCTTCTCTTCCCGAATAATCCGCACAATCAGGTTAGCCACCGCCACCGTGTCCAGATGTTTATAGGTCTGCATCTTGTAAGCCTGCCGGCCGCGGCGGCGGCAAATTGCCGTCCGGTCGTCGCCAAACCGCGCCACGTCCACTCCGACAACGAGCGGCAGCGTGTTGTTGGCGTTGTCAATCTTAAACGCCAGCGCCCGGTGAACGTCGGCACTCGAGATAAGCTTCAGCGTTCCCTGCGGCAGCGGATCCCCTTCCCAGACATGAAGATAACTTTCATAATCCTCACGCCTGCATTTCTCGGCCTGCTGCTTTAACTCTCGCGGACAAAAAGGATTGTCATAATAATTGACTTTGCGCACCAGCGTCCGTTCGTCCGGGTTAGCGGCCAGCGCAACCCACAAAGCGTCGGTCTCCTCTTCCCTGTTCATCGAAATCCAGATTTCCGATCCGTCTTTACGGATGGTCGGATTCAAAATATCCCAGCTTTTGCGGGTAATCGTCTGACCTTCCTCGATCCAGCAATAATCTACGCCTTCCAGCGACTTGATGTTCTGGCTGTTTTGGTCGCGCAAACCTTTGAAAATAAACCGGCTGCCGGTTTTAACGTTGTCGATCCGGTCTTCATAAAACCGGTAACCGGGCAGTTGATACAATTCAATTCGCTCTTTCAGCAGCTTGTGAACGGAATCCTTGATCGAATCCTGAATTTCGCGCAAACAGGCGACAAATATTTTCTTTTGCGCCCCCAAAAGCGCCAGGCTGTCGGCAAAAGCATAAGACTTGCCGCCGCCGCGCCCGCCATAATAAAACTTGTAACGCCATCTCTCAGTCAACAGCGGCGCAAAAGCTTCAGGTATTTGCATGTCCGCCATCATTACCGCCGCTTTCCTGCTTTTCCTCTTCCGCCCCGCCGGCCATATTCACAAACCGAACCATCACCCCGCCGACCTCGCCGCTCAGATTAATGTCTCTATCATCATTCCAACTGCTGGTTTTCCAGTTTTTCATATTTTTAAGAATAAACTCGGCCTTGTTACCGGGCTTTCCTTCCGCCGCCTGCCTTACCCAAAACTCCTCGACAATTGCTTCATACTGGTTTACGATATTTTCAAAGCCTCTTTTTTTCCCATATGCGTAAAAAGTCGTTTTTCGTATCCCGCAAAAAACGCAAAAGGCCTCCAAGGTCGTCGGCGCCGGAACATTAACTCGCAAAACCTCGCTCTTACCCGGAAACTCCACAATTCGATTCAGACTGTGCTCAAGAAAATCATAAATCTTCTCTGCCAATTCCTCGGGCGTTTTAAATTTAGGAGGCCGCCCGCCCAGCGGATATTTTGCTTTTATTTCCTCTTTTGTCAGCATTTTTACCCTCAAACTGCCTCGTTAAAGCCCCATATTTAACCACCCGCAAGCCCTTATTTTTCAAGGCCTTGCGCTTATATTTTTCTCTCGCGCGCGTATTTTCGAGTAAGAAAACTACCCCACGTTGACGTTTCCACGCAAAAACCCCGGAAAGCTTAAGCTTTTCCGGGGTTTCCAACAATTTTTTAAGCGAGAAATATCTGAACCCATTTGTTCATCATATAAAAATTATAGCGCAAAACCGCAAAAAATGTCCAATACAAAAATGTTTAAACATGTTTAAACATTTGCTGTGGATAACTTTTCCTTGAAAAAAAGCTTAAGAAAGTGTTATAAAGAAACAATATTAAGGAGATTAAATATGCTCAACTATCATCCCCTACGTGGTGCAGTACTTATTTGTGATTATAAAGGGTTTATCATACCCGAAATGGTAAAATCACGTCCGGTAATAGTTATTTCTCCTCGTTTCAGGACAAGAAGCAACTTATGTTCCGTTGTTCCCTTGAGCACAACAAAACCAGAATACCTTATGGACTACCATATGGAAATAGAATTACCTGCCCGTCTTCCTAAACCGTTTGACTGCAAAACCCACTGGGTAAAGGCAGATATGATCAATACAGTCTGCTTTGACAGACTATCTCCTATCAAATTAGGAAAAGATCAGTTTGGTAAAAGAAAATACCTAAATTGCGTCATATCTAATGAACAAATGGAAAAATTGCTTATTGCTGTTAAAAACGGTTTAGGCATAAAATAAAAGGACTCACGTATTATACCTGAGTCCTTTTGTCCACGCTATGTAAAAATTGTCATCTTCATCTACATAGCGACCCGGCATACCTGTTGCCAGGTTTTCAAAGCCCGATACTCACGTAGAGCGGGATAGGCAAGTTTCCCTTGCCTATTTTTAATATATACTAAATTAAGTATTCTGTCAACATCATATAAAACGTTTTTCACAAATTCGGAAACACCGTCCAAAGTCCGTGGTCTTTGGCGTTCATCAACACTTTCAGCATGCCGCGCTGGTAGTCGGCGGACAGCGTCGTCCTTGAGGTTCCGTCAATTTTGAACTCCGCGTCCAAAACATGCATCAACGTCTTAAAGCCCATGCCTCCCGCACGGAAAAACACCACCAGCTTTTCCCGCCGCGACAGTCCGCCAAACCAGTTGTCCATCACCGTTCTCGCATCGTCACAGTCACGGTTGTCAGCGGCAATCATATCATCGGCATCACTTGCCCACAGGTGCGACGGAATCATCAGCCCCAACGCGCAGACAAACCCGCTCGGTCCCGGACGGCTCTCCAGCCGGTGAATCTCCACCGCCCTCTCCAGTTTCCTTTTGCAAAGCTCCATTTCCGTCATTTATGCCTCCGCAATTCTGATACAGCAGTTTTTATAATCCGGGACTTTCTTAAAAGTCCGCCGACGCCGACTGTTTTTTCGCCGATCGGAATAATCCCGAGGAGTAACGCCGGCGTCAAGACAGACAAGCGCCGCCAGTTCTTTGATCCGCGGCAGTGCTTCACGGGTTGCTCGAATAACCGTTGCCGGGTTGCGTCCGAAACTGCACCCGATTTTCACCGTCGAAAACCCGGCCATCCGCAAAGCGCAATAAAACACAATTCTGGCGGTGACGGCCTCAAACTTCCGGCTTCTCCCGCAAACAACCTCATCCGGCACCCCGGTCTTAAAGACAACCTGTTCAAGCAAATTGTTCCATAAAAAAACCTTAGCTTCCGTCATCTGCTCCTCCTTGTTTCAACCGCGCCCGCCGCAACAGCTCTGCCGACAGGCTCTCCGTCCGCCCTTGATTTTCGGCAAACCTGAAAATCAGTCTTCGGATCCACCATTTCTCAACCGAACGGCCCGTTTTCCACGCCTTCAGCTTGTCCTCAACCCCGCGGATCAGAAAATCATCCAAGAAATTCAAATCCGCAATCTTCGGGTCCAGAAAATCAAGCCGAAAATCCGGCAAGATCACCACTTCATCGCCATCCGGCCAGCGCTTTGGCGGTTGGTCTTTGTCCCGTTCGCCGCCGCGCACATGAACACTTGCCGAGCTTTCTCCTTCCCCCGCGCCGGGGGAAGGCCGGGTTGGGGGCCGCTTATTGCCGCCTTCAGGCGGAACATTGCCGGTTTCCGGCATCTCCCTGCCCTCCACCGGCAGTCCGTCTGCCGGCGTTTTCCATTGCCCTTTGCCCATTGCCGCCAAAGCGTCCGGCTTTGGCTTCCCGGCGCTCTCCGCCGCCGGATCCGCATCAGGCGGATCCGGCTTATTGCCGGCGTCCAAACGCCGGTTACTGCCCTCCGCCGGCACGGCGGCAGGGTTATTGCCCGTCAGGCCGTCTGACGGGTGATTGTCCGGAGGATTATCCACAACCGGCCTGTGAATAACTTGTTTTCCCCCATACCCCCTTTCCTCAATAACAACCGAGTGTTTAACGAGGTTGTTATTTAAACCAATAACCCCATGCGATCGCATACTTTCGCTCAAACCATTGCTGGATAAGGCTTCATCGACAGTCTTCGTCACCGCTTTCATCATCGTTTCGTCACCGTTCGACAGCTCTTCGTCATCCATAAAATCAGACGAAACGCCCATGTTATCCACAACCGCCTCTTCTTTTTTGGCAACCCTTTCGTTCCTTCCGGCAGCGGTGGCGTCATCTTTGTCGTTACCTACCAACTCCGAACAATCTACTTCCTTAATCCGTCCTTTTTTGGCGGCATAAGCTTCCCGCCGACGACGGTTTCTTTCGTCGGCCCCTCTTCGTTTCTCCCAACCGGAAGAAGCGTTCCAACTGTTGGCTAAAACCTTCTGTAGATATCGTGAATTATATTCTGTGATGGTTTTATAAACCATTTTGAAAGCCACCTTCGCCACCGGCGACAAATCAGAAATGTCAAACCCTTCGCCGGTTTGATGGATTTCCCAATATCTGGCGTAATCGTCAATAGCGCATATCACTTCGCAAAAGACCTCCGGCGGGAAATCCCCCAGCAGGGCATCCCGCACGGTTCTCGGTACCATGAACGCATCTCTGATCAATTCCGCCATTGTTTTATTACCGCTTTTGCTTGCCTTTGTTCAGAAAATATCTTTTATTGCTTTCGGCCAAGTCGCGTTTTATATGGTTCCATACGATCCGTGCAGCGGTGGACATTTCAGGCAGTTCAAAACCGTCGTCCGTCTCCCACTCATCCCAATACCGGCAATAATCCCGCACCAACGTCATCACTTCGGCCATAACAGACAGCGGGATATCTTCCAGCATATCCATAATATCAACCAGTGGCACTTCATAAAATTCTCTCGTCATATCTCATCCTTCCTTCAATAATTTTTTACAAGCGACAAAATATCCGCCAAAAATTTTTCTTTGTCAGCAAATGCACGAAAATAACGCTCGCCCGTACGAACTTCTTCTATAGAATACCTCGCACCGCCTTGTCTCTCATATTTCAATACCCGAAAGACACAGCCGTCTAAAGCATCCGAACGATGGTAACCGGAAACATTTTTCACAACCTTCTTCGACCGTTTGAGCGCTGGCGAGATTATCCGTTTCTTCGGCGGACACACCTTTTCAAACCGTACAAAACCACTTTTTGGCTCTGCCCGCATCGTCGTTTCATCAATAAAAATCACTTTACCGTTTTTATAATCGGGAATCGCCTTCTTTAACGATTGCGGTTGTAACACCGATTGTCGGACACGACTCTTTTGTGTTGTCAGCGACGGACGACCGCGACGACGCACTTTTATTGATTTATTACAGTCGGATCCATCATCGGCAGAAGTATCTTGTTTTCCTTTTTTTTTATTCCGAGATTTAACGTAACGTTCCCTTGCTCTCTCCTTGTCACAGACTTTACAATAATAACACAAGCCGTCACGGCTTTGTTTGTTGCGGGAAAAGTCTTCCACCGGTTTCAATTCCTTGCACCTTGCGCATCTTTTCAAAAATTGCTCAGTCATAATTTCTCCCTTAAAAAATTGTCCGGCTTGCCTGATTTTCACTCTCAATATGCGGCCTCTAAAAACCGTTTCCCCTCGAGTTTGCGCCATCGCTCGGATCAGGCATCACGACAGACGGCCGGCCGCCTGCTAGGAAATAGGGGAAATCTCATAAATCAAGCGCTTTGCGATAGGTGTCGAGCAGGTACTCCTGTTCGTCGCGGTCGGCGGCATTCATCTTGCGCAATTTTAAAATCTCCCGCATAATCTTGACGTCGAAGCCGGCCGATTTGGCTTCGGCAAATATGTCGCGAATATCACCCGAGAGGGCTTTCTTCTCTTCTTCCAGGCGTTCAATGCGTTCGATCAGCGAACGCAGCCTGTCGACAGCAATGCCGCCGACATTGTTTTTTTCGTCAGCTTCTTTTACAATATCCATAACCGGCTCCTTTTCACTTCCCCGCAATTGCACAACGTTTCCAAGCACACTGCTAAACTTGTTTGTGTCAACCACAATCCGATCCAGCTCATCCGACGGCATATTTTTAAGCTTTTCGGTAACCACTACAGACAATTCCCGGCGTCGGTCTTCCTCCGTCTCTTTTTGTCCGATACGGATATAATCTGCCGCCTCAAAAGCAAACGGCTCAAGCCCGATATTCCTCAACATCCCGTTCTTCATTTGCTGAATATGAATCAGGTCGTTAATAAAAATATGCCCTTTGACCATTGCCTCATAAACCGCATCCCGGTCAATCTCGGCATCCGCCGACATTCTCTCAACATTTTCCCGCAACGCCCGCTTCTCGTCAGCCGTCATATAAGCAACCGCACCCAGCATCACTAAAACCTCTTTTTCAGGAGATTTTTAAAAATATGTTTATATTTTAAGCTCCATAACCACCGCCGCCAATATATTAACGGCCTACCGGAACCCCGAATCACGGCAGAAGCAAGCACTTTCATATCTTCACAGACTTTTTCATCCAAGCTCCAGCATGTCTCCCCCATAAAATCAACCCTATCTTTACCGATATAGAAACCAACAGCATTATCCTCATAATAAAAAGTTTCTTTCTCTAAGCCTTCTCTAAGATAGGAAACCTGAGAACGTCTTTTCTCGATTTTCAACAGCGGAATTGCTCGCCGCACTTTCTCAAGAAATTTTCTTTCTTTTTCCTTATAATCCATAACGGCTTCTTCTAAATATTTTTCATTTTCCGATAACCATTCCAATCTCATAGTATCTTTTCTCCTTTAGACAAAATCACCGCAACAAGGATCATCCAAAACATGTTGCTTAAAAAAGAAAACCACATCCACCGGTTTGCCCGACGAATACCGGAGTGCACTGCCCGCTGCCAATATTTCAAAGCCTGGCACCAGCCGTCGGTTGCCATCTCACAACTGTTCTTTAATAAAACAATAAGCGTTTTTTTCTCTTTCCAATTGTTCCCAAAGCTCCGCCAACTGCCGCTTTAATTCTGATTTTTTGTTTTTCTTCCTGGCCTTCCTGCTCATTTTCTTTAACCCTTGAAAAAATTATAAAAACAAAAATGACGGCGGCACTGCCACTGTCACGCCGTTAATCATTGCCATCGCCGCTGTCTTCAAAACAAAAGTCATCGGCAGTTACCATTCCTCCGGTAATATTGATAATTTTTCGCATATTTTTTCTGGTCGGCATTCCCCGACCATTGATGTAATAGCTTATAATGCCTTGCGTAACGCCTATTTTTTTTGCAAAATCGGCTTGCGACATTTTCTTTTCCTTCAAATATTCGCATAATTTCATTTATTTTTACCTCCTTTTCTTAATATAAAAAAATTTGATATAAAATCAAGTAAAAAAATAAAAATTATTTATATTATTTTTATTTGCTTTTTATTAGTTTTTTTAATAAAATAAAGATATGAAAAACAGAGTAAGAGAAATGCGCCTGGAGAAAGGCCTGTCACAAAAAGAACTGGCAAACCGCTTAGGCTATGTCCAGCCTACGATTGCGGCTATTGAACGGGGACAAACAGCTCTCAACATAAAACAGATGGCCGAAATATCCAAAGCACTTGACTGTGAACCTTACGAACTGCTGCCGCTTGAGTGGCAACCGCAACCGTTGACAGAAGAGGAAAAGCAATTGCTCGCTCTTTTCCGTAAAAAAACTGGCAATAACGAATAACAGAACATTCTTCACTACATTATTGCTTCCGTAAAATCCTAATTAACTAAAATCAGGAAAGGAAGCAATATGACTGATGCTGACAAAAAAATTTTAATAGAAATAGTTAAACAAACCATTTTTGAAATCTTTGATGAAGAAACTATCGCACAAATAGACCTCTGCCTTCGTCGCATAATTGCCGATGAATTGGATAAGCGGCAAGAAAACAAATAGTTTGTTAAAAAAATACTGCTTTTTCGCAGTATTTTTTTTTGCGCTATAAAAAAATTTTTTATATTTTTTCTCCTTAAAAAATAAATTTATAGATTTTTTTTATATTTTGTCTTGACGAAATATAAAAATTTTTGATATTATGCTTTCAGGAGGTAGAATCATGAAAAAATATATCAGCAACGAGATTCTTGATCATTTCGACGCCACTTACCAAAAGCCGGCGCCGTCGCTTTCCGCGGCGGACATTACCGCAGCAGCCGTTCTCGGGATTGTCCTGGCTCTCGTTTTTCTGGGGAGTCTGTTATGATCTGGCATCCTTATCCTGAGTTTAAGCCGCTTAAAAACGAACGCTATATTGATTTTGCGGTGCTTTATCCTAACCCGCATTATAACGGCCGCGAAGACTGTCCCCGTTATATTCCCGACCTCATGAACTGGGACGGCGAGAAATTCTTCTGCGTAAACGAAAAACATCGTCCCCGTTACTGGTGCCGGCTGCCGAAAATTCCCGGATCGGGAGAAGAATGATGGAAACAAAAATCTGTTCGACTTGCGGTAAAACTCTGCCGCTTACACAGTTTAATCGCGACAAGAAAGCAAAAGACGGCCTAACTCACAATTGCCGTGAGTGTCGTAGAATTGCCGCCCGCAATTACCGCGCAAAAATAAAAACACCAAAGGCAGTAAACAATGTTCAATAAATACCAAATCGGCGCAAAAGACAAACATAAAAAAATCGAAAATCTGATCAACTGCGCAGAAAGAGAAATCGAACTCCGGCGACGCGTTTATCCCAAACTGGTTATTCAAGGCAAAAAGACAGAAGGCGCTGCCAGATATGAAATCCAGTGCATGAAAGAAATTTTAATTATTCTGCACCTGGTCAACCGGCTGAATTTTCTTGATCAGCCAACCACAAAAACCGAACGGATGATTTTTGAAAACACTCATCCGGATATGAAAAACGAATAATTTAACTGAAAATAAGGAGAATAACATGTCTGAAGAAAATGAAAGAAAAGAAATAGAAGCCGCGGTTGACAACGCTCTCTATAAACTCAACGAGTTAAGAGGAAATATTAAAGCCTTCTTTTCTCCGGCATTGGCGGCTTTGCCTTAGGCTTAAAGCAAGCCGGTATTGAATTTGAAAACCATTGGTTTTCCGAAATCGATAAGCACACAATTAACATTTATAAAAAACACTTTCCAAATGCGAAGGAATTAGGAGATGTTAAAACAATCAGAGATGTTTCTGGCATCAAAGCCGATCTCATCACCTTCGGATTTCCTTGTCAGGATTTGTCAACTGCTGGCAAACGAAGAGGTCTTGAAGGCTCAAGAAGCCGTCTGTTCTATGAAGCGATCCGGATCATTCGTGAACTGTCCCCCCGTTATTTTATCTTTGAAAACGTCAAAGGTCTGCTTACAAGTAACAGAGGAATGGACTTTGTCAGATGTTTGCGGGAAATTGCCGACATTGGGCTATATGACTGCGAATGGCAGCTTGTTAATACTGCCTGGTTTTTACCCCAAAAACGAGAGCGGATATATTTTATCGGACATTCTGGAAGATACTCCGGACAACAAATATTTCCTCTCAAAATCACAACGCCAAAAAATTATAAATTTATTGAAAAAAAGAAAAGAACTTTAGTATGGAGAGCAATTATTGACATTACTTCTGCAAATAAAAACCAAAATGGCGGAATGATTGATGAAAATTTAGCGTTCACTCTAACCACACGCAAAAGTCAAGGTGTTTTTGATGGGGAAAACATACGTTTTTTAACACCTCTGGAGAAAGAGCGGCTTCAGGGCTTCCCGGACGGTTGGAGCGAATTTGGCTACGATGGCTTTAAAATACCAGAAACTTTTCGCCACAAAGCTCTGGGAAACGCTGTCAGCGTCCCAATACCGCAATATATCGGAAGCAAAATTTTAGAAATTGAAAGGAAAACAAACAAATGACAAAAACAGAAACCAATCAAATCAAAGAGCTTTTTGACAACGCCGTCGCTGTTGCTTTTGAAAATACGGATATTCAAAGAACCATCTACGATACCATTCAAAAGACGATATCAACAGCCGTCGCCAATGCCGTGGACTGTTACGAGATCCGCCGCGCCGTCGAACAAAAGATAAAAGACACTGTTAACATTCAGAATCTGGATTTTGGCAATTACGGCAAATTCGTTGAAAACGTATTCAAAAAGGCCGTCAAAGACTTCGAGCTGGAGCAGCTCGACCAGCGTTTAACCCAAATTGCCCGGGAAATTTTGGGCGCCCCAGACAAGAAAGAATATAATTTGTGGGAAGACATATTGCGCCCGATGATAGCTGAGGCAGCAGACGAAGAAGAAGACGATATTGAAGAATACGACTACAGCGCATACGCTTCTTATAGACGTAGTCATACCGATTTTGGCGGAGAATGGATCTATATCACAATCAAAGAAAACAAATACAGCTCTTACGAGAAAGGCAAAATTACGATCTATCACGATCAGGAAAAAAATAAATGGGAGCTTATAAGTTGCACCTGTCCCTGCGGTTTCGAGATTTCAGACACTTATGATACTCTGACCTTCAAAAAATCTTTCAACGAATTACAAAAAAGAATGATCGACCTCGTCATGAAAGGCTGCACCCTCACTGGCGTTGACACCGCGCTTTCTTATTTGTCGGAGGAGTAAAGACCATGACAAAAACCCCCGAAGAACTGACGAAGGAGTGGAAAGCGGGAGAGCTGGAGGACGGATTGTATTATATCCTTCTTGAAAATGGAAAAACGCCCATATCCGAACTTGAGACTTGGTATAGAACAAACATTGAGGAATCAAAAGAATATTACGAAACAGAGCAAGCTTTTTATGGATACTCGGATAATATGATTAGTGAAGTCCTCGCCCCCGTTCCTACCTATGACGAATACAAGGCTATGCAGGATCAAATTGCTGATGCCAGCAAAAAGGTTGAACAATTGAAGTCCAACAACAAATGGCTTGCAAATGGTCAAAGAAACTGGTGGCATCGTTGTCAAAAGTATGCCCGTGAAAACAACAATCTGCGCGACCTGCTGAGAGAGTGCAAACCTTATCTTTCTTATTTTATTAGCAATAACAAGCATGTAGGACTTACCCCTAACACTACTAACCTTTTAACCTGTATCAACGCCGCCCTTAATGAAACACAAGCTAATCCGGCAGATAATATTAAAATACAAGAAAGTGAGGAGTGATGATTGATATCCTTATCTTTTCAATTGCTGCTGTTTCAATTACAATTGCGAAACCGACGACGGAGAACAACGGCTGTTATCTCACGAGCAATATAAAGATTTGATGAAAGCCAGGAAATCGAAAGGAAAGAAAAATGAAACTCGTTGAAATTAAAGACGTCCGCCCCGGACAAATAAGAAAAGTTACAGCTTTTAATCAATGGAAAGACGAAGAAGAATTTGAAGTTTTGGCCGTTATTGAGGCGTCTGGGCTTGGTGAATATGCAGAATTTGACACTTATGCTGAGTTTTATGATATTAAAACTAAACAGTTAATGGAAGATGATTCTGAAGAATTGCGCTTTTATGAAAACGGCGAACTTATCGGCAAGCTAGGCATTACTCACCGCATTGAGGACGGGAAACTGGTCGAAATTCCCCATACGACAGAATTTGAGGTCGACGATATTGTTCGTCACGAAAACGGAAAAACAGGTGTGATTGTTAAAATAAACAATGTTGGTTTTGCCATAGGATATGAATATTCAATAAATTGTGGCAGCGAGGGTTTTAACGATACTTTTGAATATTTAACCAAAATCGGCATCCTCGGCGTCACCCATGAATTTGTAAACGACCGGGAGGCTTGAAATGAGAGGTCGATCCTTAAAATGTTATAAATGCGGAAAACATCCTAAAACTTCATATAAAACCGCTATCAATCTTCAAACCGGCAAAATCATACAAGTTTGCTATATGTTTTGTGAGGACTTTGAAACAAACGGAACAGGGGTAACCAAAGATGAAGCCCAAAGGAATGCTGTTGTTAATTGGAATAAGATGATGAAGGAGATTACAGCATGAAACCTATTTTAGATGCCTGCTGTGGTGCAAGAATGTTTTATTTTAACAAAAACAATCCAAATGTTTTTTTTATGGACAACCGGGAAGTATCAACTTTCTTGTGCGATGGACGAAAGTTTGAAATTAAGCCGGATATAATAGGCGATTTTAAAAATATAAATTTTCCAGACGAAAGTTTCTATCTTGTTATTTTCGACCCACCGCATCTTATCAAGCTTGGAGAAAACAGTTGGCTGTCCATAAAATACGGAAAGTTACCTAAATATTGGCAAAGTGAATTAAAACAAGGTTTTAATGAATGTTGGCGCATTCTTAAAAAAGGCGGAACACTTTTGTTTAAATGGAATGAAACAGATGTACCAGTTAAAACGGTAATTGATTTATTCGAGGTTGAACCACTCCTTTTTAATAAAAGGGATAAAACACATTGGATTGTTTATTTTAAGGAGATTACGGGATGATAAATGAACTTATTGTTGGCCATACTTATACTCTTAAATCTGGGCATAAAATGAAAGTTTTAAGATATATACCACCTCGAGATGAAAACCCGTATGACCGCCCTGCTTATGAGGTAGAGGCTGGCGCTAAAACTTGGGTTTGTAGTGAAAAAATGTTGAAAAAATTAGAATATAAGGAGCAAGGCTAATGTCATATTTAGAAGAACTGCTGCCCGAGTTCAGAAAAGGGGCTAAGATTAGAAAAAAGAAATGGGGTAAAAGCGATTATCTTTATTGTAAGGATGGGATTGTCTACGATCGAAGCAATCAAACTGTTTATAATCTTTGTACTGAAAGTCTTTCGTATGACGGTTGGGAATTTTATAAAGATCCCGAACCAGACTGGCAATACATCATCGACAACAAATGCCTTTGCTGGTTTTGGGATGAATGCGAAGAAGATAAAATCATAGGCTTTCTTCATAATATTGAGGAAAGATTAGAGCACAAATTTAATGCTGTTTTTAAAAACTGCTGCCCCGTTCAGAAAGATGAGGTAACTTTTTACGAGGACAAAAAATGATCATCCATTGTTTTAATATTTTCAATATTTGCCGGGCCATCTGCAATGATGAGAGCTTGTCTGAGAGAAACGCAATGTATCTTATCGCCGGAATTGCCGAAATGGGAATATTTGATTTTATAATCTATAATCTTATGAGGTGAACCATGGTAAACAGAAATCTTGACGGCTGTTATTTCCGTATCAGACGCGGGGAGAAATACGAAAACCTGTGCTTCTCTGACCTCACCAGCGACGAGCAGGAAGCGGTTTTGAAAGACAGACCCCCGGAGTTCATTGTCGGGCTTACCCTGCATCTTGCGGAAACCCTCCGCAAAATCGGGGACGAATTCGATTTAATCGGTAAATAATATAATATTTTTCATATTGCCGAAAGGTTAATAATATGTTAAAAAAGATTCTTAACAAAAAAGAAGCAATGGAATATCTGAACATCGGACGCGCCAGATTAGACGCCGAGATAAAGTCCGGCCATATCCGTTTCAAAATCATTGGCAAACGTCTTATGTTCCCTTTATGGACTCTTGACGAATGGCTAAACGACACGACCAAGCATATAGACTGTACAAACGTGGAGAAACATGGCACGCGTATATATCATACATCGGAACTGACGGATCACGTACCCAGCTTAGATGCTCTTGTCGCACAACAGAAAGAGCAAAAGCTGAACAATTCGTTATTGAAAAAATCAATAAAATTGAAAAGAAAAACCGCACTGCAACCGGCGATTTAGTGGAGTTATCACTTGATGAAGCCTTTGGTCTATTTTATGAAAAACATGCTCAATATTATGCGCGCCCAGACGAAACTTTACGAAAAATAAAACTGATAAGTAGCTATTTAACTGTCAAATATGTTCATCAAATAGATGAGGCAGAACTTTCAAATTTCATACAAAGACGTAGATATAGTGGCGTCAGCAATTCAACCATCAACCGCGAACTTGTTATTTTATCCTCCCTGCTTTCTCAATGCCGCTTGTGGAAATATAAAACGTCCAATGTTCGTCCAACAACGCTAAAATTAAAAGAACCGGCAGAAAACATAAAATATTTAAAGAACTGGGAAGTTGCGCAAAGAATAATCGACCTTGCTGCTCCTCACCTCAAACCCATTATATATACAGCCCTCTACACAGGATTAAGACGTAGCAATATACTATCTCTCAAATGGGAACAGCTGGACTTTTATAACGATTTAATCAATGTGAAAGTAAAAGACCGCACGAAAACTGGCGGAAAAAATCTCACAGTTCCAATGATTGATAAGCTTAAAGATATATTACAAAGCCAGCCCAAAATTAACGAATATGTCTTTAATTATAAAGGATCGCCAATAAAAGACATCAAACACTCGTGGCACTCTATTTTCTATAACAGTGAAGGTAAACTAAGAGACAACTCTTTTCCTTATGTAAACTTTCATACTTTACGCCACACCGCGGCTACTTGGATATTAAAAAAAACAAATAACTTGAAAATCACACAGGAAATTTTAGGTCACGCCAACATTAGTACCACCTTAAAATATGCGCATGTTATGAGCGAAGAGAAACGTAAAGCGTTGAATTCAGTTTTTGACGATTAAGACTGTGGAATTTTCTATTTTTGCACAAATTTTACACAAAACAACAAAACAAAAAATAAAAATAAATAAAATCAAATAAATAAAAGAATACATAATCAGCCTTCTAAGCTGTGGGTCGGGCGTTCGAATCGCCCGGAGCGCGCCAATACCAAACCCTAGGTTTTCCTAGGGTTTTTATTTTATTCAAATGATTTTTCAGAAACAATAAAATGTTAAATTGTGCAAAAAAATGCGAGTCGTTTTGATCAAAGTTGCACAAATTTTGCACAATTAATATACAATTTCCTCTCCTGTTTCCCTTTCCCGCCTCAAATCACCGCCAGTAATCATGGACCTGGTAGTCCGGCGGATTATTCAGCTTCTCTCGTACTTTTTCAAGTTTTTCCCTATACAAAGTTTCTTCGTCCCTTTTCCAGTCATAATAGTTTTGTCCTCGGTGATCATATAAACATGCCGGATCGACACGGTTGGCCATATCCGGCCGATATATCCAAACCTTCATTTTCCGCATACTTCCAACTCCTGCCGGAGTTTGTCGATCCGCCCCAGCCACTCCCAAAAGTTCGGCGCCTGGTCATAACTGATTTTTTCCAACTCCGCGGCCACCTTTTCGCCGGCCGCCGGATAAACCGGACAACCCGGACTATAGCCGGCCGGCACGCATGAGCTTAAGCAGATCATCGCGGCCGGCATTAGGGCGAGCGTGAATCTCAGCCTTCTTCTTTTCCACATATCGGATCACCTCAACCTGTTTTTCTATCACTTGAATTTTGGCCTCGCTTCGGCCGACTTCCTGCCCTACCTCGTAAAAGGCAAAGCAGAGGGCGGCAACCATAAGCATGGTCACCGCCCAGCGTATCAGTCTGTTTACCATAGCAACCCCGCCAGACCGAACCGCCATGCGCATATTGCCAGCACGGCCAGAATTCCCCACAGCAGCCAGTAAACCCGACGATTTTTCAATGCCAACCCGATCAGCCACCGCCAAAACCGGTACCGGCAATTTTTATGTTCATTTTCCATCAGTCAATCCCCTTAAAAAACAAATGATGTCCGCAAACGTAACAAGGCCGCATGCCGGCCGCCCATTTCGGCGCCGCACAAACCTTCGGATTATAATAATGAGTTGCACCGCCGGTCGGATCCGGTTCAAATTCAGCCTCTTCGATCAAATCAATATACGGTTTAAGCTCAATATAAGTCAGTTCTTCCATCTTGCCCCGATTCGGGTCGTTTTTGTTCCAGCAAGAATATTGCCAAGGCTTTTTACAAGTAGCGGCAATCGTTTTGCCGGCATACCAGCGCCCTGATTTAAAACGATTAAAGACGGTATGAATTACCGCCTTTTGTCCTTCCGTCCCCTCGCCTCTGGCCTCGCCCCATACGGTTCGCGCCAGCGTTAAAACATCGTCTTCCGTCACAGCTTTTCTCCTCTTTTCTTTTTGGACTTATCTTCAAACATCAAATCCAGCTTAACCTTCAGTTCCGTCAGCAGTTGCGTCTGCACGTCGTTTTTCCGCAAAAGCTCGCCGATTGAACGTTCAAACGCATCCATCCGTTTTTCCAGATTGTCGACTTTTGTTTCCTGCCTTGCTTTCCATTCTCCCATTCTGATAAAGTTGCACAATACGCCGATCAGCGCCGAAACGCCGGCAAACAAACTCCAATCCATTACTTTTTTTCTCCAACAAAAAAGGGAGCGTTTCCGCTCCCCGTCGTTACAGTTCCTCACCGTGTTCATGATGTTTCATCATCCAAATCGTCTTGGCCTCAGACTTCATCATGTGCCCAACGGCTTTGGCCATATCGGCCACCGTTTCGGACGAGATTTTCTCGCCCTTGTCCAGCTTGGCCTCGATTTTATCCAGCAGTTTCTCGCCGGCATCGCTCAGCCTGCTGTAAAAATCCTCATGTTCGGTTAAAGTTTTCATTTCATGCCTCCCGCTATTTTACGGATAAGAGGCGCCGCCTGCCGATAAACCTCTATCAGCCGGAATTTGCCGTCCGGAACAATCGCCGCCAGATTACCCGAAAGATATTGTTTAATCGTTGAACCTTCGATTTTCCCCTGTTCATCCATCAGCGGCCGCACCAGATTTTCAAATTTGTCAATATATTTCTGGACCTGCCCGGAAATATTGACTTTGAAGATACCGGATCCGACCGTCATATGTTCGGAGGAAACGCCGCCGAACAAATCGGTTAAAATCTCTTGTTCAAAAAGATCAAGCTCTGTTTGCTGCAAGGATTCAATCATAACAGTTTGTCTCCCTGTTCGGCGCGGAGTTCGGCCAGCTGCCGGCGAAGTTCCTCGTTTTCTTTCTCCAGACCTGCCGCATGCCGGCCAAACTCCTGTGCCGTTTCCGCCACAACGTCAACATACTCTCCGGCAAGAGCGGCAAACGCGGGAATTTGCACAAACTCGTCCTTAAAGCGCTCAAACAGCCAGTCATTAAAGGTTGTCATCAGCTGCTGCCGCTTGGCCAGGGCTTTCTCGTCGCCGTTGACAAACGCCTGCTGATCGTTTGACATCCTGTTGACCAGCTCATCAAAACGCTGCCATACCGGCGCCCGCACCGGAGCGCTGCCTTGGCTTTCTATTTGATGAAGCTTTTGCTTAAATTCCTCGATTGCGTCGGTTTTTCCCATGATGCCGCCCTCCCTTTGCTATGCTGACGGCGTAGCCGATTCCGTCGGTGCTTTCCAGTCGTTGTACCGCGGCATGGCAGCCGGACAGAGGTTGTCAAGCGGCATAACCAGTTTTCCGGGAACGAAAGTCGCGTTGCAATAACACAGAATTTCGTTTCTGGTCGTGTCAATACGGTTGTTGAGATATGCGAAGTTGTCGACCGTCGCCTGTTTATCGACCGCCACCTGCTTGTCCAAAGCGGCAAAGGCTGCCGCCAGTTCTTTGTAGTTGGCGTTGATTTTGTCGTCGTTCTTGTTTGACAACGCAATCGCTTCTTTGTAGACGTCAATGCCGATACTGTCGGTATAGCGTTCGGCTTCCAGCTTGGCAATATGTGCTTCCAAAGCCGAAATCACCCGGCTGTCACCAACCGCGGTTGCACCGGCAGCAACGGCACCGGCATTTCCCAGACCGCCAAACAGGCCGCCCAGCAAACCACCGCCGTTTGAAAGCTGGTTAACCAGCGCCACGGTTCCCGGAATAGCCAAACCGAGAGCGGCACCGGCCAGTCCTTTGGAGGCGACGGACTTTTCTCCGTCTGCTGTTTTAATCATCATGATCGTTTCTCCATTATTGTTGAGTTAATGAAGAAAGCCTTCGAAAACTTATTTATAAAAATAACTCCGGATACTTTCTTCATATCCAGAGTACCTGTCACAATAATCATAAAGAACGCCGCCGGTTCTACTTTCCGGGACACTCCAAAAGCCTTGAAATATAAGCCGTTAACAGATCCGAGGACATTTCAAGGGCTTTATTATACCGGCGGGAGATGGTCTTCACCTCCCGCCCTTCCTGCCAGGCTATTTGTTTTTGAGGAATTTTCAAAACGTCAACCTCAATCAAGATTTTCTTTTGCGCTTCCAGCAGCGGAAACGAATTGATTAAACCGACGGCTTTTTCTTTCGACATGCGTTGAAACAAAAATTTTGCAAATTCCTTTTTAACCGCCGCCTTCATGACGGTCAGGACCGGTTAACGGTCCACTCCTCAAACGTCAATACCGCTTCGTTCGGGAAATTTTCCGCTGCCGGAATATCCCGCAAATATTGTCTGTACGCGCGGTACTCTTCTTTCGCGTCATACTTGATCGGAAAATCGGCCAGCATATACTTGTCTGTCTGACATAACAGTTCGTCCCGCTCTGCCCGCACTTCGGCAGACCGGCGCTTAACTTCAAAATCCGGATCCCGAACCATATCCGTCCCGTTCCATACATAGCGCTCAATGTTTCTGAACACTTCTTCCGAAATTTCCACATTGTCGACGCCTTCCGTCGACTGGCGGCACTCGCCGGCGCCGACCAGTTTATTGTCTTCTATAAAAGCGTAAAACATTCTCCTAATCTCCTACTTTTCGGTATGCAATTACATTGATATAACCGCCGGTCGCCTCGTTGTTGCCGGTATTTGAAAAACGGATCGTCTTGTTACTAACCAAAGCGGCATAAAATCCGGCACAGCGGGATTCGCCCGTCGTCAAAAAAACACCGGCTGTCGGCGAAGACGCAATCGCGTCATAAATTGAGGGATTCAACGCGCCGCGGATCGTAACGATTGAACTCGACGTAAAAAATACGCTGCCCATAATCTCGTACAAACCTTCGTCCGGCAAGAAATCCAAAGCAAAAGTCGAAACTTTGTTGGCTCCGATCGTACCGTTTGCCAAAATGTTCCTGGCCTGAAAACTGCTCCACGGCAGCGGAAGTTTCGCGTTGCCGACCGACGACAGATTGCTTAAATCCTTATCCGCCAGATTGTCCAAGCTGACACTTGCAACCGCAATTCCGGCGATTGCTTCTCTTCCGGCCGGCGCCAGATTGCTGGCATCCGTTTTCAGCAGGCCGCTCACATCAATATCGCCGCCGCCCGTTCCCGTCGCCGGGGACGCGCCGCCGGCATACAATACGTCATTCATGCTTCTATCCTTTCAATGCTGACAATTGAGGGGCCTAATCCATCAGGATCACGCAAATACAAATCTCCGCCGACCTTTTTAAACATCAGCTGCGCTTTAGCAGGAACAATCCCGCCGCGCTCGTCTTCCGTCGGCTGTCGATCCAAAACAATATACTCAATATCCCGAAGTAACGGCTGAACGGCAAAAGTATCCCCCGTTGCCGCTTCCGTCACCGGTTCCCATGCCCGGCTGAATTTTTTATTAACAATAAACATTTTTTCCTCCTTATAAAAAAAGCCAGAGCAAAAGCCCCAGCCAAAACACAATTAAAAACCTCAGCATCAGTCTGTTTTTCCCATCACCCATTCGCCGCCGGCGTTTTTGTAAATATGCGCCGGCAAACTCAAATCTGCCACTTCAGTCATATCCGCATAGCCTTCCGGCCGTTCGAACGTATCATCCGGCGACAGCAGATAAAGCGCCGGCTTGTCAGTACCGGTCAACAAATACATTTTAATATCAACCGCCGAACCGTCGTCCGTATAATTGATCAGATTGCCGCCTTCCTCATAAGGCTTCATCACAAGCGTTTGCTCACCGAACGTTTTGCTTTTGTGATAAAAGGGCTGCGTAATCAGCTGCATGTAGTCTTCCAAATAAACTCTTATCGTTGGCGTCATGTTTCCTTCGGCAAGCGAACAGGAAACCGTTCCCGACGTCGCCAGAAGCGAAGCTTCATACAGGTCGCATGATCCGTTTTCGGCACCGGTCAGGATATAATATTGATACGGCTGCTTTGGTGAAAGCGTCACTTCGCTTAAAACCTGATAGCGCTCCGCCGTATTTATCAACAGTTCTCCCGTTTCGTCGGAATACTCGCGCCCGGTCCAGGCATTGTAAACCGACAACGGATTGTTGCTGCCGTACAGACGCCAGTTGTCGTATCCGTTTGTCACTTTGGTCTTAAAACTCCGGGCTTTAACCGCCGTCGGGAATTTCCAGACGATTTTATAATTGCCGGTATAAGTTTCGACGTTTTTGTCAAAAGCATTGATATTGTCAGCGGCAAGAACCATATAAGCCGGATCTTCGGTCGGCGTCTCCAGCCAGGTTTTAAGACTTTCGTCATCTTGATACGTCTGCACCTTGTCAGACGTCAGCGCATTCAGAGGAAACTCTCCGTCTTGTGTGCTGTTCTCAAAAACGTACGCGGCAACACTTTGCCCGCCTTCAATCTCCGCAATCTTTTCCGCATACGCCCGAAAAGTCACCTCGTCTCCGACTTCAACCCCTTTCTTTAAGATTGCCGACCGAATAGCGCTTTTTGTTCCGGCAATATAGCGGATTTTTTCAACCACCGTTCCCATCAGATCACCTCCCCGTTAATTTCGTCCGCCAGCGTACCCAACGCCTCGACCACCGCTTCGGCTCGTTCAATCAGCGCCTTTGCCTGTTCTGCCGCGGCTACCGCTTCGTTTGCCGCCGCCTGCGCCGCGTTCTTATACATGAGCACCGTTTCCACAATGTTTTGCGGATCATCACCGGAAACCGGATCAACCAGAAGCGCTCTGGAGAGCTGTTCCTGAAGCTCCTGCAAATTCATATACACGCCGTCAAAAGAATCCTCCAGCTGCTCCATGTCAAACAACTGGCCGTTGATATAGTCCGCTTCCTGCAAAAACGGCTTGTTGCGCAAAACGGCAAGCTTCACGTTCTCCGCCGGCGGCGACGCAAACACGACCTTGCCGGTAATTTCCTCGCCGTTGCCCTCAACCGTGTAGTCGCCGCCTTCTTCCAGAACTTTCAACTCGTCGCCGGTACCCGAATAAACCTTTATCTGCGCGGTCCCGTCTTTGTTCTTAAAAAACTTGAACGTCACCGGAAATTCCGTCGCCGTCCCGTCCGCCACATAATTGACTTTGCTCACATCCGAAAATAAAGTCATATCTCACTCCATAAAAAAAGCCGTCCGCAACGGACGGCCGGTTATAAAAAAGGAGAACCGTTACCGGTTCTCCCTCCCTCCTATCGTTTAATTGACAGGAAAATTCGGATTTTCCGAATGATAATAATAAACTTTATTATCATATCTTTCCTTTCAGCCTTTACGGGCGGTTGGGAAAGGGAAAACCTTTTTCACTTGACTTTTTCGGTCAAATGATATATCTTAACCTTATGGAATGGTTAAGGTAAGGTTAACCCTTTCCGAAGTTAAGA